ATTGCTGGTCTGGCCTATGTCCGCGTCGATGGCGCGCAATACGCGCTCCGCGGCAACCTCACGGTCTCGATCGACGGGGAGGAGCGCGAGGGTGTGCCCGGGCAGGACGGTATGCACGGCTTCATCGAGCGGCCGCGGGTGCCTTACATCGAAGGCGACCTGTCCGACCTCGGCGGGCTTTCGCTCGAACGGCTTTCACGCATGACCAACACGACGGTGCAGGTGGAGCTAGCGAACGGCAAGAAGTATCTCCTGCGCAACGCCTGGACCTCTACGCCGCGGGAGCTGAACACCGCGGACGGACAGGTCACGGTCAGGTGGGAGGGAATGCGCGGTGAGGAAATGATGTCATGACGGCGACGGTGACGCTGATTCAGCCGGTGCAGGCCTACGGCGAGCCGCATAAGGTGCTGACCTTCCGTGAGCCGAATGGCAAGGATATCCGCCTGTGCGGCTTTCCGATCAAATTCCTTGCCGGCGACAACCCTGAAGCCCCGACCTATTCGATGCCGGATGCCGGTGTCGTGCATGCCCTGATTGCCCGGCTGGCGAACATCCCGCCCTCCGCGGTCGATACCATGTGCCTCGCTGACCTGGTCGCATGCCAGAGCGCGGTGATGGGTTTTTTCGGCGAAGGGACGTCGGGGCAAACGTCCTCGACCGATACTACGACGTCGCCTGGCAATGGAAACGGGAAGCTGATCGACTCCTCGATCTCACCTTTGACGAGCTGATGATTGAGGAGGCGCAGACCATGCGCCTCCTGAAACTCGATCACGAAAGGCAGCGGCGTGTCCGACAAAGTTGACATCTCGGGCAGGATCGCCGTCGAGGACGCAGCCTCCCCGACCATCAAAAAGATTGAGGCCAGCATTGGCAAAATCGGCGCCGCGACGCGGAAGGTCGGCGCTAACTTTTCCAAATTCGCCAACATGGGCGCGCTCGGCGGTGTTGCGCAGAACGCCAAGAATGCCGCGCTGTCAGTCGGCCGGCTTGGCAGCTCCCTATTCCGCATTGCAGCTCCGCTTGCCGCGCTCGCCGGTGCGGCCGGCTTCGGTGGCGTAGTCTATGAGATGCAACGCTACATCACCACGACCGACGAGCTGGCAAAGACGTCCCTCAAGCTCGGTGTCGGCGTTGAGCAGCTGCAAATGCTGCGGCACGCGGCCAAGCTGTCCGGCGTGGAAATCTCCACGGTAGAGAACAGCGTCGTCCTGCTCACCAAGAGCATGATTGCCGCGCAGAAAGGCGGGAAGAACAATAAGCAGGCGGAGCTGTTCGCCCGGCTCGGTATCAGCCTGAAAGACGCTAACGGGCAGATGCGCAGTGCCGCGGACCTCATGCCGGAGCTGTCCAACGCCTTCATGAAGAACACCAACGCGACAACCCGGTTGCAGTTGGCGACGACGCTGTTCGGCAAGTCCGGCGCCGAGATGATTAAGCTGCTGGCCGGCGGGCCGGAACAGCTCCAGGCGATGTATGCCGAGATGGAAAAACTCGGAATCATCACCACGGCGGAGGCGAAGGCGGCGGAGCAAGCGGCGGACGCGCAGCACCGTTTCAGCACAGCGATCGCCGGCGTCCGCAATGCCGTAGCGGCCAAGCTGCTGCCGTCCGTCACCCGGACACTTATCAGCATGACGGAGTGGACCGCAGCCAACCGCGCGTGGATTTCGACCAAGATCGACAAATTCATTGAAGGCTTCGCGGAGGGGCTGAGCAAAATCCCTTGGGGCGTCATCGGCGCAGGCCTGCGGAAGTTCGGCGAATACCTGAAAGTCGCCTTCGACGCGCTAGGCGGCTGGGATGTGGTGATCCCGGCAGCGGCCGCGCTGATGGTCGGCGTGCTGGTGCCGGCAATCTACGGCGTGGTCGCGGCGGTCGGTGCGCTGACCATCGCACTGCTGACCAACCCGATCACCCTGGCAATCGCGGCGATCGCCACGGCCGCGGTCCTGCTGGTCAAGTACTGGGAGCCGATCGTCGCGTTTTTCAAGAACCTGTGGCGCGACACGAAGGCGGCCTTCTGGAGCGGCGTCGCTTGGCTCCGCGACTTCGGCAACACCTTCGCCCGCGGCTTCATTGAGGATGCGTGGAAACCGCTTGCCGCATGGTTCGGCGCACTGTGGGAGGACGTGCGGGCGTTCTTCATGCCGGCGGTCCGCTGGCTTGATGCCTTTGTGGGCCTGTTCGTGCCGGGCGGCATTGAGGGTGCGTGGCAGGGGCTGACCGCGTTCTTTGATACCTTGTGGAAAGGTGTCGTCCGGGTGTTCGAGTGGGCGTGGTCGCTGATTGAACCGATCGTCAAGCTGGTCAGCGGTGCGGTGGAAAAGATCAAAGGCGCCGGGCAGGCGATAGGACTGTTCCGCGGCGGTGCGCCGGGTGAGGCCGTGCCGGAGCGAACAGCTGCGGAGATTTATGGCGGCGGCGGCACCGCGGAGACGGTGCGGCAGGCAAGCGAGATGTATGGCGGCGTCATCGCGGCCGCGTCGGATATGAGCAGCGCCGCCAAGGTGATCGAGGAGAGCGTCGCCGGACCGACCGCGGCGCAGCAACCGGACAGCCGTGGTCCGCTATCGCGATGGTTCAGCCAGGGCGCCGGCGCCGCCGCGGCGCCAGGTCCGGTCCGCAGTGCGGCCGATATGTATGGCGGCGCTCCGGTGCAGGCGGAGATTAAGGGCAAGACTGAGATGGAAGTCCGGATCACCGCTGATCCGAGCCTCCGCGTGTCGCAGACGACAAGGGACACCGGCGACATGCACAGCACGGTTGAGGTCGGCCGCTCAATGGTGCCGGCATGAGCTATGCCAGCTACGGCACCAAGCTCCGCCCGGCCTGGTATCGCGGCGTCCGGTTCTACGTTGAGGAGGCGGGCGGGGATTATGGCCGGCGCTTTGCTGACCATGAATACGCCGGCCGGGACACGCCCTACGCGGAGCCGCTGGGGCGCCGTCAGCGGGTCTGGCCGGTCACCGGCTACACAATAGGGCCCACCTTCCGCCTCGCCCGTGACGCGCTGCTGCGGGCCTGCGAGCGGCACGGCGTCGGAGAGCTTATCCACCCGGCAATCGGCATCGTTGAAGCGGTGTGCCGGCGGGTCGCCTGGTCAGAGCAACGCGAGGCCGGACTGCGCTGCACCTTCACCTTGGAATTCGCTGAGCCGGGCGAACTCGAAGAGCCGTCCGCGACGACTGACTTTGACACGGTGCTCGAGCTGGCGGCGGACGCGCTCGGCGTCGCCGCGGCCGCCGCCTTCACTGAGATGTTCGGCGTGACCGGCGCGCTCGATTATGTCTCGGGCAATGCGACGGCGGACGTGCAGAACCTGGCGGCGACGTTGGAGAATGGACGCTTCCCGGCATCAGGCTATCCGCAGGCGCCGGCGGTCGAAGCGATCGACCAGCTTTACAGCGAGGCGCCCGGCCTGGTGTTTCAGCCGCCGCTCCTGTGCACGCGCACCGAGGCCGCTTACGCCACCTATTCGAATGCCGGGGAGCCGGTCAGCATCGTCGCGGCCATGCTGGAGCTGGCGAGTGAGTACCAATCCGGCGCCCGGGCCGTAGACGTCCGCCCGCTCGCTTCGGATCCACCTGGGACGCAATACACGTCGCGGACGCGGCAGGCGCGCAACCAGGCCGCCTGGCAGCGCTACTGCCGCGAGCTGGCCTTGCGCGAGGTCGGCTACGCTATGCCCGGTGTGCCGATCGGCAGCTATGACGAGGGCATGGCGCTGATACACCGGATCATCGCCGCATTTGATGCCGCGGAGATTGCCGCGGCGGACGGCGGTTTCGATGCGGTGTTCATCGCCCTGATCCGCCTGCGCGCGGCGATCCTGGCGGATATCCGCGGCCGCACGCAGACGCAGGTGCCGATGGTGGTCTACCGGACGCACACCACGTCGAACGCGCTGGCGCTGGCGTGGAAATTCTACCAGGACGCCTATCGCGACCGGGAGCTGGTGCAGGCGGTGCAGGCAATCAACCCGGCATTCATGCCGCGCGTCGGTCGCGTCAAGGCGACATGACATGGCGCAGTTCGAACTACGTGTTGGCGGTGAAGCCTATTCGGGATGGAAAAAGCTGCGCGTGACGCGCGGGCTGGAGCGGGCAACGGCGGATTTCAGCCTGTCGGTCAGCGAGAAGTGGGGACTGATGGATGAAGTCTGGCGCATCAAGCCGGGCGAAACCTGCGAGATATACCTTGACGGTGAGCTGGTGCTGACCGGCTACGTCGATGCTTATGGTCCGGGTTATGACGCCACATCGCATGAAATCGAGTGCACCGGACGGTCGAAAACCTGCGATTTTGCGGACAGCTCCATCACCGACACGGACGGGCAGTTCAAGGACCTGA